GGAGGTTTTGCAGGAACTAAGATTGGTGGACAGATGGGTGGTTTTGCAGGAGGTCTTGTTGCTACTGGTATTCTTCAACAACTTACAACTGCAATTCAAGGCTTAAATGAATTAGGAAAAGCGTTAGATCCTAAAACTTTAAATATTGATGCGGTTTCGAAATCTTTTGGATTGTTAGGAACTGATACAGAAAGATATTTGAAATTAATTGAACAGACCGAAGGCAAACAAGCTGCTTATAATCTTGCTGTTGAAGAGACAACAAAATTAGTTGGAAAAGATGGTGTTGAAGCTCTACAAGCATTTGCAGATAGTAGCCAAAGTCTTACAAATGAAATGAGTAAATTCTTTACAAGAATTGGTGTTGAAATAGCAAAATTAGCAGAAAAAGCTGGCGGTGGTGGAAGCGGACGAATTTTAGGTTTCAGAAGGTCTAATTTATTAGCTGAAGCAAAACAAGTCACAGACAATAAAGAAATAATGGATTTAGTGAAACAAAGAGAAAATGCTAATAGAAATGTACGAAAATCTATAGATGACCAAATTGTTTTATTAATGGAAGCAAAAATCGCTGAAGATGCTAGAAAAAGAGCAGCAGAATTAGCAAGATTAGAGTATGAACAAATAACTAAATCTTTAACAGATCAAATAGATTTTCTTAATAATGCAATTACTTTAGGACAAGGAGAAGCTGAAATTATAAGAGAAAAAAATAAACTTATAGAAGCTGCTAGAAAAGCTGGAGTTAAATTCGATGAAGATGAAATAGAAAGACAAGTACGATTAAAGCGTGAACTAGAAAAGTTAAATGATTTATATGGAAGTATTGCTTCAACAATAGAAACAGGATTAGTGGATGCAATAGAAGGTGCGATAAATGGCACTAAGACTCTTGGAGATGTTGCTCGTAGTGTATTTGCACAGATTCAAAGATCACTTATTCAGTATGGTGTTAACGCTTTTCTTAGTGGACTTCCTGGTATTGGTGGATTTTTCAGAGCAGAAGGTGGGCCAGTTAGCAGAGGTAGGAGCTATATAGTTGGAGAGCGTGGACCAGAATTGTTTACTCCTGGAGCTTCTGGAATGATTACACCAAATCATCAATTAAGTGGAGGATCTACAAATGTTGTAGTAAATGTAGATGCCTCTGGATCGTCTGTTGAAGGTGATGAAGAACAAGGTAGACAACTTGGACTTGCTATATCAGCAGCAGTACAATCTGAAATAATACAACAAAAAAGACCAGGAGGATTACTTGCATAATGGCTACTTTCCCTTCTATAACTCCAAAATATGGACAACAAAAAACATCTGCACCATTAACTCGTATTGTCCGCTTTGCTGATGGTTTTGAACAGCGAATATTGTTCGGCTTGGCTAGTCATCAAAATCCAAAAGTATTTAATTTAACTTTTGAAGTGTCAGAAACAGATGCAGATACGATAGAAACATTCCTTGACGCTAGAGCTTTAGATAATGCAAGTTTTGATTTTCAACCACCTGGAGAAGCAAGTTCTTCTAAATTTGTATGTGAAAATTGGAGTAAACAGATTCCGTATGTAAATAGAGCAACGATACAAGTAACATTTAGGGAGGTGTTTGAAGCATGACATCAAGTTATGAACAAGGTCGGCCAGTAAATTCAAATAATAAAATAAGTAAAGATTTACAAGAATCCAATCCATCTGCAATTATTGAACTTTTTCAAGTTGATTTAATTAGTGGCGTACATTATGTACCACCAGCAACTATAGATACAAGTTACTTTTTTCATGACGGAACAAGTAATAATAATTTCGGTTCAATACAGTGGACTAAAGGTGATACAAGTAACACAGTTGTAGATTATGTTGCTTTACCTGTAAAAGTTGAAGGCTTTAAATTTGGTCGAGGGCAACTACCTAGACCAACATTAACTTTTTCTAATGCATTAACAACATTTACTAATATTTTAGGTGCTGTTAATTCAGTTACCACGGGAATGTTAAATGCACCTCATTTATCTGGACTAATTAATAATGACCTTACAGGTGCAAAAGTCACTAGAAAACGAACATTAGAAAAGTTTTTACCAACTTCTAATTACAGTACAGTTCCTAGTTACAATGCTTTTGACTCTAGTTATCCTGAATTTCCACAAGAAATATATTTTATTGATAGAAAAAGTGAAGAAAATAGAGAGGTGGTTCAATTTGAATTAGCTGCTAACTTTGATTTAGCAGGAGTTAAAGCTCCCCGTAGACTTGTAACTAGAGATCAATTCCCATCAGCAGGTATTTTTAAAGGATGAAACAGTGGCAACAAATAGCTATGAGAGATAGCAAAGTTGAAAGTCCAAAAGAAACCTGTGGTTTAGTAGTAAATGTAAAAGGAAAAGAGGTATTTTTTTATTGTCCAAATATTTCTAAAGACGAGGATAATTTTATAATAAATCCTGATAATTATGCTGCTTGTGAAGAACAAGGTCAAATAGTAGGCATATTTCATAGTCATCCAAGAGGATCTTCTGAGCCATCTGATGCAGATAAAATTAGCTGCGAAGCTTCAAAACTTCCTTGGTATATTTATAGTCCTTTAGAAAATACTTGGTCAGAATTAAAACCAAGTGGATATAAACCTAAATTATATGGTAGACCTTGGATTTGGGGATTAACTGATTGTTATTCTTTTGTTAGAGATTGGTATAAAGAAGTTAAAAATATAAATTTAAAAGATTATGAAAGATCATTAACATCAGAAGAATTTCTTAAAAACCCTTTATTTGAAAGTTACGCATGGCGAACTGGTTTTAGACAGTTAAGAGATAATGAGTCATCTGAAAAGGGTGATGTTTTTCTTATGAAGTTATTACATCCCAAGCCTAGTCATGTTGCTGTTTATGTTGGTCATGGAAATATTGCTCATCATTGCAATGAAAGACTAAGTTGTATTGAACCTTATAGTGAATTTTATATAAGATGTACACATAAGAGGTATCGGTATGTTAACTGAGATCAAACTATATGGTCATTTAAAAGAAGCTACTGGTAGTTCGTCTTTTAAAGCAAAAGTTAGCAATACTGCTGAAGCAGTTAAATTTTTAATAGCTAATTTTCCTTCTCTAGAACATGAGATGGCAAATCAATATTATAGAGTCAGTGTTAATGATGTAGATATAGATAAGACTGAATTACATAATCCAGTTGGTATTGCTGAAATAAAAATAGCACCTGTTATAACTGGAAGTGGTAGAGGTTTTGGAAAAATATTATTAGGAGCAGCATTAATTGGCTTGTCTTTTTTATCTTTTCCCTTGCCAGGTGGAGGAATGTCAGCAGGTTTAGGGGTCGGATTTGCTAAAGGATTTGCAAAAGTTGGATTAATACAAAAAGGATTAGCCAGTATTGGGTTAGCTTTAGTATTTTCAGGTATTTCTGATTTATTTACACCACAAGTAGACCCTGAAGCAGAAGACCCATTATCAGCTAATTTTTCTAACGCTATTAACACTACACTTGCTACAGTTCCAATTCCTATTTTATATGGAGAATATATTGTTGGATCGGTTGTCATCAGTGCTGGTATAGAATCTGCTGATGGTTCACCAAGCACTTCAAATTCTAGTGTTGCTCAAGATCATAGAGGTAATACAACTAATCTCACTATTGATGAAAATACAGGACAACCTGCTGAAGAATATGATAGAGATAATACAGATACATCTTTGAGGAGATATGTAAGGATTTATAGCGTGTCATCTACGCAAGTCAAAATAGAAGCAGTCGTTGGTAATAACACATATCAAGGAACAGGTTATACAAACAATGGCGATGAGCTAATAACTGCTTTTAGAGAACAAAATCAAAATCAATTTAATTATAGTGCTTTTGTAAAGAATGGTAATACCAAGTATTTTCCTGGTAATCTTAAAGAAACTATTGGAACCCACATAAGTGGTAATAGACCTAGCACTGGTGCTAATGATGGATATTATTATGGGTTAGTAACAGGAACTGCAAACTGATGACTGATAAAAAACATTTTATTACAGGTAGTTTAGGAGGTGGTTCAAGACAACCTACAAAAGATCCTGATACTTTAAATAACACTGAGACAGGTAAGGTTATCGAAATACTTTCTGAAGGAGTTACAGAAGGTTTTGCAACGCCTTCAAAAAAACTTACTTCAGAACTTGCTCAAGTCAACGAAATATATGAACTTGCTTCAGATGATCAAGATCAATATATTGCATATGCTCATGAAGATATTTTTTTAGATGACACTCCAATAAGAAATAAAAATGATGGTACAAAAAATGCTAATGGAACTTATAAAACTGCAAATTTTAATGGTTTTGATAAGCCCAGTGATGGTGGTTTTGACGTAAGACATGGTACATTGAATCAACAAGTTTTAACAACTGACGGGACTTTACAGACTGAAAATATTATTGATGACAATACTCAAAGAGTTGATAAAGGCAGTCCTATAACAAAAATAGTAAATGTTGGTAGACCTTCTTTAGCGTCAACTCAATCTGTTGCTCCAGAAAGAGTAAAAGTAACATTACAGGTTAATCAGTTGCAAGAACAAACTGATAAAGGTGATCTTTTAGGTAGAGAAGTTGAATTTAAAATATTTTTTCAATATGTAGGTGATATTGCAGATCCATCTCCAACTTTAATGAAACAAGATAAATTTTCTGGAAGAACTTCAGATATGTATAGAAGAGAATATGTATTTGCTACAGAAAGTTTTAGTCGAGATAGCTTTTTACGATACCCTCTTAATGTAACAGTAGAAAGAGTTAGTGATAATAATCTTACTAATGATTCAATACAAGATGATTTGTTTTTTTCATCTTTAACAGAAATACAAAAACCAACTACAGATTATCAAGGACAAACTTTAGATACTAATATTGAAATTGATGATGGTAATGGTAATAAACAAATAGTATTAGATGGTCAATTTAGTTATCCTCTTACTGCATATTCATTTTTACAGTTTGATGCGTACCAATTTCAAAGTATTCCAAAAAGAACATTTCGTTATCGTGGTATAAAAGTAAAAATTCCTGAAGAGTACGTTGGAAATACTCCTTCTGTTGATATTAATAATGGAAGAATAATCTATCCAGACAATTATATATTTAATGGACAAATAACTACAAATTTATTTTGGACAACAGATCCAGCTTTTATACTTTTAGATTTACTTACAAACACTAGATATGGATTTGGAAATTATGTAAAACAATCAGAAATTAATTTATATTCTTTTTATCAGGCAAGTAAATATTGTTCTCAGTTAGTTACAACTCCTAGAGGTCAAGAACCTAGATTTGCTTTTAATGGTGTTATAAATAAAACTACAGAAGCTTTTAATTTAATACAAGAAATATGTGGGATGATGCGTTGTTATCCTATTTGGTCAGGTGGACAATTAACTCTCGTTCAAGATAGACCTATCAATCCAGATGACGCAGATCCATGCGACTATCAAACACCCGTTTATACTTTTTCTCTTGCTAATACTTTAAATGGCTTTTCTTATTCTGGAGTTAGTTTAAAAACAAGACATGGAAAAGTTGTTGTTGAATATTTTAATATGGATTCAAGGCAACTTGATACTGTAGTAATAAGTAATGAACAAGTTTTTCGTAAAACTCATAATATAAAAAAAGTAAAAGCATTTGGATGCACTTCTTTTTTTCAAGCAGCTAGATATGCAAGAAATATAATTTGGTCTGAAAACAATGAAACAGATGTTGTTACTTTTGATATTTCTATTGAAAGTGGAGTTGTTATTAGACCTGGTGCTGTTGTTGGTATAAATGATCCTGTAAGAGCAGGAATTAGAAGAGCAGGAAGAGTAAGTGCTGTAACTTTAGATGGTAATGGTCATTTAACTGCTTTAACAGTAGATGACAGTGCTTCAACTGATTTACCTAGCACTGGTGACAGAACTATATTAGTTGTAGATAGTGCTGGTACAGCTCTTTCAGCATCTATTAGTTCTATTAGTAATAAAGTTGTAACTTTATCTTCTGCTTTAGCACCTAGTAGTAATGCTACTTTTCAAGTAAATACTGTTTGGTTAATAGAAAATAATATTAAGTCTGAATTATACAGAGTCGTTGATTTAGAAGAGCAAGATGGAATTTTATATAAAGTCACAGGGATTCCATATAATTGTCAAAAATATAATTTTATTGATGGCAATAACTCTACTATTTCAACTATTGATTCATTACAAAATCCAGATTTTACTACATTTGAAAATGAAAGAGTAACAAGTATTTTTGAAACTGATAGAGGTGGCCCTGCTTCTTTATCAGGTGTAACTGTTTTAAGACAGAAAGAGGGTCAGATAATTTCTGTAGTAATAGTAAGTTTTGAAAATGTTTTAGGTGCAAAAAAATACCTTGTTAAATACAAATTTAAACCTGGTTCTATATCTAACCAAGGAACAAATATTTATGGACAGCCATCGGTATTTATGAACCCACTTGCTGGTTATGGTGAATATTTAAGAGAATTTACAACTGAAGATTTAACTTTTGAAATTGAAAATGCCTCTGTAGGTACTTATCAAGTTGAGGTTTATTCAATCAATGCTAGAGGTGGCGTAACAAGAAATCCAACAATACAAGAAATTCAAAACTTTGGAAAACTTGCACCACCTGTATCTCCCACAAGTTTAAATTCTGAATTTACGCAATCTGGAGACTTGAAGTTAACATGGCCTTTATCTCAAGATGTAGATGTAACAAGTAATGGTCATGTAATTATTAAACACAATGATGATACCAGTGGTGCTGCTGTGTGGGGTAACTCTCGAACATTGATGATTGTTCATGGTTCGCAAACCAGTGTTATTTTACCGACTGTTACAGGAGAATATCTAATTAAATATCAAGATCAAACTTTAATTCAATCAGAAAACGCTGCAAGCGTTATTGTATCAACTCCTGACTTAATAGATCGTGATTTAATTGGAACAATAAAAGAAAACACAGCATTTAGTGGAGTAAAAACTGCATTAACTGTTCCCACTAATCCTTTCACTGGAATGGAAATAGATCAAAGTGCAAGTAATACCTTGATTGATTCAATTACAGCAAATATAGATACGATCAGTGATTTTGATACTTTAGATGGAAATACTGGACTTTTAGAAGGTGAATATACGTTCAGTGTAGGTGGTAATAACGTATTAAATTTAGGCGGTAAATTTTCTGGTGTTATTTTTGAAAGTATTGTAAGGTTTGAAGGATTTTCGGATAGTGTTCTTTTTGATGATTATGTGCCAGCAGTAATTTTAAATTCTGATGGTGCGATTATTGGAGGTGGTGTAGATGCCTTAACTTCATTTGATGGCACAGTATTAGAAAATGCAATAGCTGAATTACAAATACAGACAAGTGATGACAATATTACTTTTAGTAATGCAACTAATTTTGTTGAGACAGTTGCAACTGGTCAATATTTTAAATTTACATTAAAACTTAAAACTACAACCTCATCAGAAAATGCAAGGATTCTTGCTGGAGATGTTAGTACTAACACTTTAGGTTGTAAAGTTTTGATGAACAGAAGAACTGAAACAAGCGGTTTGTTAAATTCAACTAATGGCCCTAGTTTTAGTTTTATTAATGATTTTTTTACAGGTGCTGGTGCAACTACAGGTTTTACTGCTGGTGAACCATCTGTAACTATAAATCCACGAAATTTAGGAACTGGCGAATACTACGAGGTGACTAATATTAGTGGTACAGGATTTAATGTTGTTTTTTACAATAGTGGTGGTCAGCCTCAAGGAGGAAAAGAATTTACATATACTGCTAGTGGCTTTGGTAAAAAGGTGTAATATAATAGAAATATCTCGTAAATGTAATTAGATGGCTAATTCAGATGCAATAATAGCTAATGGCACAGGTCAAACTGTTAGGACTGATATAGAGTCAAATTTACAAGCTTTAAAAAGTAATAACAGCACTGGTACAACGCCAACAGGAAATAACTTAACAAGTTATATGAGTTGGGCTAATACAAGTAGTAATCAATATCAAGTTCACAACAGTACAGCTTTTTTACCTGTTCTTGATATATCAACAGGAAGTTCTGCTGGTACGCATATTGCAAAACCAGGTACATCAGCTATTCCTGGTTATAGATTTTTAAATAGTTCAGGTAGTGCTGTTCAAAGTGGTATGGGATTACCTGTTGATACTAGGCTTGGTTTTTTTATTTCAGGTTCTGAAAAAGTATCTGTACTAAGTGATGGAAAAGTTGGTATAGGCACTACATCTCCAAGTGAGATGCTACAAGTTAGTGGTGGTGGTGCTGTTATTTCAAATAGCACAAATGATGCTTATTTACAGATAGAAGCAACTAACGCAAGTAATACTGATGAAGTACATCTTGATTTAGCTACTGGTGCACATACAGATTATGCTTTTCGACTTATAAGGCATACAGGTGGTACAAATGCTCATTCCGAGATAGGACATAGAGGAACTGGTAATTTACAATTACATTGCGAAGGTGGTGGTCCAATTGTTTTTAAAACAGGTACTACTGCTGGTGCTAATCAACCTGAAAGATGGAAAGTTAATTCATCAGGCTGTTTAGAGTGGGGTGATAATCAAACAACTTTACCTGCAAACGTAGATACTTCTGGCGTTATAGTTCCAAGAGGAATAGCCAGTAAAGATGGCGATAGTAATAGTGCTACATTATCAGGAAATGTATATAATTTTTATTGGAATAGTCCAAATTTAACTGCTTATGTAGATAACACTGTTGTAGGCACAGCAGCTTCACTACCCTCTGATTATAGAATTAAACAAAATATAGCTCTTCAAACTGAATCAGGTATTGATAAAGTAAAACTATTAAAACCTTCAACTTTTCAGTTTAAAGACTATGAGGGGGTTTTTATAGCAGATGGTATAACCAGAGAAGGATTTATAGCACATGAAGTACAAGAAGTAATACCAAGTGGTGCAACAGGAACAAAAGATGGAACAGATATTCAATCATTGCAGTTAAATGCAATAGTTTCTGTTTTGACAAAAGCATTACAAGAAGCAGTTGCTAAGATAGAAACATTAGAAGCTAAAGTCGCTGCACTTGAGGCAAGTTAATGGCTGTTTACAAAACTGGTAGAAAAAATTTTACCGTTCAAAGAAGGGCAGATTTTCCTCTTCAATTAAGATTTAAAGATTCTGCTGGCGTAGTGACTGATATTACGGGATACACTGTTGCAGCATCGGTTTATAATAATGACCGTTCTAATAAATTTGCAGATTTCAGTGTTACTTATACAGATAGACCTAATGGAACGGTTGATTTAAAACTTAGTGATACTGATACTGAAAATTTTTCTTTAGCTATTCTTGATTATGACGTAAAATTAACAGATCCTAACGGTGATAAATTTTATGTTTTAGAGGGTAAACTATTTATAAGTGAAGGTTACACAGCATGAGTTCTTCTAATCCTATTGCCATTGTTGAAATTATTAGCCAAGGGCCACAAGGTCCAGCAGGTCAGGACGGGGCACAAGGTAGTGCCACTGTTGCTATAGGCACTGTTACCACAGGGAATGCTGGTACTAATGCAACTGTTACTAATAGTGGTACTGCTACTGGAGCAATTTTAGATTTTACAATTCCAAGAGGAGATACTGGACCGCAAGGAAATCAAGGGGATCAAGGAATACAAGGAATCCAAGGCTTGGCTGGAAGTGATGGTGCTGCTGCAACAATAGCTATTGGGACAGTGACCACAGGAAACGCTGGATCGAGTGCAATAGTAACAAATTCAGGATCATCAAGTGCTGCTACTTTTAACTTTACTATTCCTAAAGGCGATACTGGAGCACAGGGGCCAGCAGGGGCAGATGGGGCAGACGGAGGTATTAGTGATGGAGATAAAGGGGATATTGTTATAAGTAACTCTGGTGCAACTTTTACTATAGATAATGATGTTGTTACTGCTGCTAAATTAGCTGATACTTCTGTTACTGCTGGTAGTTATACAAATACAAATATTACAGTTGATGCACAGGGAAGAATTACAGCAGCAGCGTCTGGTTCTGCTGGTGGTGTTACTTCAGTCACAGGTTCCGCACCAATAAGTTCATCAGGTGGAGCAACTCCAGCTATCAGTATTTCAGCAGCTACAACATCTGCTGCTGGTTCAATGAGTGCAGCCGATAAGACTAAATTAGATGGAATCGAAAGTAATTCCACTGCAGATCAAACTGACGCAGAAATTAAGACTGCCTACGAAAACAACTCAGATACTAACGCTTTCACAGATGCGGAAAAGACTAAATTGCAAGGGGTGGAGGCTAGTGCCACCGCAGATCAGACAGCTAGTGAAATAAGAACTCTTGTAGAGGCAGCTACAGATTCAAATGTATTCACTGACGCAGATCATACAAAGCTAAATAACATTGAAACTGCTGCCACTGCTGACCAAACAGGTGCTGAAATTAAATCTCTATATGAAGGTGAAAGTGACACTAATGCTTTTAGTGATGCTGAAAAAACTAAGTTATCAGGGATAGAAGCTAGTGCAGATGTCACAGATGCAACCAATGTAGACGCTGCTGGTGCGGTAATGAATACCGATACTACAACTGCTGCAATGAGTTTTGTTATTGATGAAGATAACATGGCTTCTGACAGCGATACTAAAGTACCAACACAGCAGTCAGTAAAAGCCTATGTTCTTGCTAATAGTAGTGATACAACTTACACTGCTGGAACGGGTTTAAGTTTATCTGGAACTACTTTTAATGTTGATCAGATAGCACTTACTACTGTACAAACAGCAGCAAATGAATCCGCACAACTAGCTCTTACGACCCAAGAAGGAGATATTGTTGTTAGATCAGATCAGAATAAGTCTTATGTGAGAAACAGTGGAACTGCTGGCACAATGTCAGATTTTACAGAACTATTAACACCTACAGATCAGGTTTTATCTGTTAATGGTAATACAGGAGCTATAACGGCTGCACAGATAGCAGCAGCAGTAGAAGCAGCCACAGACTCTAATACTTTTACAGACGCTGACCATACAAAACTAAATGCTATAGAAAGTGGTGCGACTGCGGATCAGACTGCTACTGAAATAAAAACAGCATACGAAAGTAATAGCAATACAAACGTTTTTACAGACGCAGAACAAACAAAACTATCAGGTATTGAGGCATCAGCAACAGCCGATCAAACCGCAGCAGAGATTAGAACTTTAGTTGAAAGTGCTACTGATAGTAATGTATTTACTGATGCTGATCATACAAAACTTAATGGTATCGAAACTGGAGCTACAGCAGATCAAACAAAATCAGATATAGATGCTCTTGGTATTGCAGCTACAACCGCAGCTACACTTGCCACTGCTCGTAATATAGCTGGTGTTAGTTTTGATGGTTCAGCAGATATATCTCTAAACAATAATGCGATTACTAATGGTGCTGGATATATTGACGGTTCCGCTTTGAATC